ATTTTTTGCGCCATCTTAACTTTCTTTTTGTTTGTTTAACACCCTCTGTTAGTGTTTCTGCTAATTTGTATTTTCCTTGTGCTATTCTTATGTTTTCAGTTTCACCATCAACAACTTGTAACAAGTCTATTATATTCTTAATCATAATATTGTGTTTAGTAATTCAAATTCTGTTTTACCAGTTGTTAAATCTGTTTTCATTGAATTTATCTTGTAGCTATCTTGACCTAATTCTATTAAGTCATTTAGTTTTAAGTTATAATATACTTTCATAGGTAAGTATGCAGTAACCTTTAACAATCTTCTTCTAAAGTTAAATACATCTTGTATGTACTCTTTGTATTCGGTTTCAAATAATGTATCTGTAAAGCCATCTGCATTTAATGCTTGTGTTGGTTCATTAGCTAAATATTCGTTTAACTCATTTTGAAAATGTATATTTATTTTGCCACTTGTTGTTGGCAATGTTCCTATACTATTTGATGGTATAATAAATTGGTCTAAATCTGCAACCTCTGTAGATTGCGTATCTCTTATTCTTGGTGTTTGTCCACCAATAGTTGAATTAGCAGGTACAACAATAGGATAAAATAACAATGGTTCACCTATATATGATTGTTGGTTTTCGTTTACAGAATAACCATATTGTATAGCAGTTGGTGTTGTGCTTGTTAATGTTGTATTTGCATCGTACAATCTTTCATATTGCATATGCTCAAAAGGTAATTCAATCTTGTATGTTTCGCTTGTAGCATCAAATATCTCACCATCTAAATCATAAGACAAAGACCCCCAACCACTATTGGTTAGTTGATTAAATTGTTTAGCTAAAAAAGTACCTAAACCCTTGTAACTAAAATTTATTTCTTTAAAAGGTAATGCAATGTCTACTGTTGATTTTGTAGTATCTAAATATTTATCTATGTTGTAAACTGTTGTGCTATCTGCATAATAACTATCTAATGTTCTTACTACTATTGTGCCAGTACTATCAACATAAGCGGTTAAGTTAAACATATTAAACAAACCAGATAGAAAATCAATAATCTTCATTTTTGGTATTTGCTCGGCTATAACAAATTGAAAATCTGGATTGGGAACAATAGTTACTGTTGAACTGTTTTCGTATGTGTCTACACCATAAGTTGGTAAACTTGCATCGGGTGAAAATATAATATAATTAACATCTATTTGAATATCTCCTGCATCAAACTCAATACCTAAAGGTGATGTGAATTGTATTAAATATGAAGAATTATCTCTAAACATATCATTTGCGGTTGTTATCGTAAAATCTCTATCACCACTAACACCATTTACTTGTAGAATAATATCACCGCCATTTCTTATAACTTGATACCCGTAATTAACATTTTGGTCATTTGGTCGTAATTGTATCCTTATGCTTCTTGCTATCTTGCGTATCCAACCCGGTGTTGGGGTGTTTACGCTTTCTGGAGGCGGTGATGATACAAAAACAACCCCACCATCAACAGAGGATACGACTTGTGTGTTTGTAGAAACTAAATCTTCAAGTTTTGTATATATTATCTCAATTTGTGTTGCTGGTTGTACATCACCGCTTTTACGATGTAACCACATAAACAAATCATAAAACTTTTCATTACTTGTATCATTAAAAAAGTCATCAGAAAATTGAATATCTGGATACCTAAATTGTATTTCAGTTATTATTTGTGATACCCTTATTGCATATTTAAATTGGTTCCAAGCAACACCATTTTGTTGTTTATTTCCACTCCCTTGATGGTATAAATTATTTGTTGTTGCTTCTGGGTCATATATTATATGACTGCTACTATCATAAATTAACCTATTCGTGTGTGTTATAAAAGGTGCAATAATTTTATCAGATGGGAAAATAGCTAATGGACTTAATGCATCTACAATTTCAGTAAATTTATATGATTTATTTAAACCATTAAATGCTAAACTACTTAATTGTGCATCACCTAATATATCTTTTAAATTAACTGTATTACCAAAGAAAGTAATTTTATATGTATGTGCTAAATTGTTTTTTAACTCCACACCTTGTAAAGCTATCTTACCATCTTTAAAAGGTAAATCATTTAATTCTAATCTTGCATCTGCTTTTTTCCTTGCATCAAAACCATTACTAATATCAAAGTTATAATAGTGCTGAAATATCTTATTGTTTACACTTGATGCTGGTACAGAAAAGGTTTGCGTAAATTCAGTAAATACCTTTGCCAAGTCTTTTACATTCTTTATTGTTTGTGTAAGTGAAACCGTTTCATCCTTAAATAAATCTACTCTTTCAGTACCTATGTATAGTTGTAGTCTACGCATTTATCTAATGTTGTTTATATAATCAAAGGCTTCTTCAAACTCTATTGTGTATTCTATTAACCTATCGTTTACACTTGTTTTAAAGGCTACTGATGATGTTTTAACCTTTACTGGTACAACTATATAAGTTCCAACACCAATACCGCTTGTAGGCTTATGAAACCAAACATACTCACTTAATAATAGTTCTTCAAATTGTTGGTTTGCAAACTCTGGATAGTAACCACTACTTAATGTATGTGTTTGTTTTGCTTGTGTATTAAATACTTTGTTTGGTGCATTTTGTACATTGTATGTAGCACCACCACTTGGATAGGTTATTGTGTTTGATTTATAACCCTCATTTGTTCGTGCCAGGTTTTTAGTTTCTTTTAGAAAAAACCATAAATCTTGCTGCACACCATATTTATTAATGTAGGTTATCTTATTACCAATACCATACTTTGTGCAATCTATTCTTTTTATGTTACACACAACACTATCAACTGTTGTTACACTTGTATCACTTACTGTATAAGGTGTTACTGCTAAACCATTTAAAGATGTTATGTTTGGTATTATACCAGCAGTATTATTAGGTGCAAATATTGTAAAGGTGTTTGTATCAGTTGTAGGTATTAAATAAGTAGGGCCAACTCTAAAAGGTACCTCTGGATTTACTTCTTCTTCAAATGTTCCATAGGCTTCAAAACCTCTATCTGTTATTGTAGTTGGTAAATCAACAACACTACCAGTACCATTTAAACCATCATAGTTAGTTAGTACAGTTACTATTGAAACCGTTTGTGGTTCATAATCACTTTGGTATGAAATCTCAATGTAATCTCTTGCAAGTTCTGCTATGTCAAAATTAACTGTTGTAGATTGTTGTACATTTTTTATAAGTGTGTATCTTAAAATTCCACCTATTGTAACTGTACATACAACTGATAATGCACCAGTTGATACTGCTATGCTTTTAAATTGTGGACTTCTTAATGCTATATTTGCCATCTTAATAATCTAATGTTAGTGTTGCTATAAATAAATATAACCTTATTGTTGTGTATGTGTACCTTTCATCTTTTGCTATGTACTCCCAACCTAACATAAATCTGTTATGTGGGTAATGAAATGCTATGCCTAATGTCCAATTCATAATTATTTTGTTCCTAATATTATACCATCTTCAATATCTAATACAAATGCTTTTGATAAATCATCTGGTAATCTTTTTAAACCAGCTTCAAATGGTTTTGTAAAAAATAGGTTTGCTTTTAAACCTTTGTTATAAATACTTCTTGCTATTAAATAAGTCATTGTATCATAACTCATAAACCTACCTTTTTTATCTCTAAACTGAAACCTTTTCTTTTTTAGCCAAGCATTGATACCTTTTGTTAAACCACCTTTTGGGCCAGTACCACTACCATATTGAAACTTTGATAATGCAGCACTTGTTTCAGGATATGTTGATGTTTTACCTTTTACACCTTTATCTACAAATACACCATAATCTTCCATTAGAAATTCTAACAAAAAATCGTCTTGGCTTTTATCTATAACGTAACTAACAGAATTATATAAATCACCACCACCTTTTTTATCTTTGGTTAGGTTTGATTTAGATTGCTGTACAACATACTTACCATACTTGTTTAATATTTCATCTACGTTTTTAAACTGCATTAGCAAATGTATATATCATTGTAAATTAGTATAGTTATGTCTGCTGTCCATCCAGCAAGTTCATTTTCAAATCTATCACTAAAAGGTGTTAAACTTGGATTGCCGTCAAGTTGGTACATATCTGTATGCAATGTACCCATCCTTAACTTCTGTATTAGCTTATTTAAAACCAATAGCTGCGTGTTTAGAATATCTTGCTCATTATCATTGCCAGTAAATCTATCTGTTGTTATATCCTTTGATTGGTCTACAATATCACAAGCCAAGATACTTATGTTAAACCTCAATACTTGTTCTTCTGCTGTAACACTATTTACAATCATATGTGCTAATGGAAATATGTCTTGCTTGTTTAGGTTTACTTTGCTTATGTCACCAATAGAAACTGTATTAGTAAATTCAGTACCTCTTAATTGTTCTTCTATTGTTGAGGTAAGTTGATAATAACCCCTTATACCTTGTTGGCTCATTTGAAATTCTTTTTAATTCTTTTAGCTTCCATTTCTGATTTCTCTTTTAAATATTCTAAAGTGTATAAGCATTTATGTACATTTAGTTTAGTGATATCTTCAAGTCTTCTAATATCGTTTTGAGCGAGTGCAGAGAAGATGCTTTGATACCATCCATACTTTCTTGAAAAATTTGTTCCTGCATCAAGCTGTCCATCTGTGGTGCTTCCAAATAGTCCACCATAGTTTTCGACAAGTCTATTCCTAAATTGTACAAAAAAAAAATTGAACCCAATACCACATCCATAGGTATTTCTTCTAACTTTTCTTTTGCATCTAAAGTATATTCATTAATCAAATACTTGTCACCTATCTTTTTACTGATTGGTCTGTATAATACATTCATTGCTATTTGCATATTTTGCCAGTCACCAATGTAAGTATCCAAATCTATATACTCCCCTAAACTCATTTCATCCAAGTCTGGAATTATACCATATTCAACACCACCTATTTTAAAGGTTCTTATTAAACTTGGTTTATCTTCAAACATATTATTGATAATCTCAACAATTCTATCTGCATCTGTTAGTTTTAATAACCTTGCACTTTTTGCATCCAGGTTACAAAATATTTCTATCATTTTACATTGTAAGAAATAACTATCATCATTGGTTTCTTGTATTTTTAGAAACTTCTGATATTGCTTTAAAGATATTTCTGATAGGTTACTTGGAATGATTAATTCAACTTTCATATTTATATAACGCTTTTAAAATGGTTTTTTATAGTAAGGTAAATATAATAAAAAAAGGTACACCATTTCTGATGCACCTTTTAAACAAAACTAACTTACTTAACTAAATCATACTTGCTTCGTGACAAGTGCCACTACACACACCAGGCTTGTCTATATCTGCACCACATTCTGTACATTCATACTCTGGGTAATCGGGTGTACTATACCAATCCATAATATTCTGTTTTAAGTTTACCATTACGGTAATGTTCTACAATTACACCAGTTGATAAAGGTACTATCTTGTATGGCCTGATGCTTCTTTTAATTAGGTATTTATTTATTATCTGTTTCATATCTATTCTTCTATTTCGTTAAATACTGCGTGTTCTAAACAAGAACCACATAATTCATCACTTAAATAAGATGCTTCTGCACCACAACAATTACTATACATATTCTTTTGTTATTTCGTTATACTCTTTAATGTATTCTTTTGCATCATCTAAAAAAGTTGGTGCAATATGTTTTAAAAAACCCCTCTCATCTTCCATATACTTAAAGTAGGTTTCTAACCTCAACTTAATAGCATATAGCTTTTGAAATTCATCTACTGGTAAATTTACTGTGTCTTTCATATCTGTTTTGTTAAATTAATATACCGCAATATACAAATAAATAACATACCAACAAATAATTTAATAACTTTTTTTAGTGTAAAGCATATTTCCCAAAGTTTGGTCTGCTTAATATAGAGTAAGTTGCATATCTGCAAGGGTCAATGATGTGGTTGTTTTTATCTTCTGGTGTATTTATGAGCATACCACCTTTATCTTCTTTCCATTTGTAGTTTCTAAACTCACTTATTGCATTTGTTGAGGTTGATAGTATATGTATCTTGTATCTCTTTAGTAAGTCAATACCAGCATTCACACTATCTCTACCTTTTATACTTGGAAATATATTGTTACCCATTGCACGTAGTTCTGATATTAATCTAGGTTCAGCACTATCTGCATATATTGGTTTGGTTGTTAGGTTTAACTCTTTAAGGAAGTTATTTATATCACTTGTGGTCATTTGGGTTCTGTACAAGTGTTCTTGTATATATAGATTATGCCCTTGACTATAAACAGCAACAAAAGTTGTAGGGTCATTAGTATATCCAAAGTCCATTCCGTATGCAATTAGTTCTGCTTCTTGTGGTATCTGGTTTACCTCAACGTACTTAAATATAGTGCTTCTACTGGCTGCACGTTCACCTAAACCATATATTTGCCAATATTGTTCATCTGTATCTCTAAGCCTCTCTATTTCCTTTCTTATAGATGTTTCAATAAAAGGATTGTCTAGGTAAGTGGTTTTATAAAACACACAATCATCTCTTGGTATTAGCTTATCATATATCCAATGGTATTCATCTGATGGGTTAAAATCAAGTATAACCCTATCTTGTGTTCTAAACAACAACTGCTGCATATCTTCAAAGTAAAGTTCGTTACCCTCATTAACAAATAGCAAATCCCTTTTCCTACCTCTAATCTTTTGAGGTTGGTCTAAAGATATAAATTCAACAAGGTTACCAAATAGGTGATATTCTGAATTAGACTTGTTATGGTATTGCTCACTATAACATTTATACTTTTGTAGTATAGCCATAAAGTCACGCATTACCGTTGCACGTAAACTTGGAAATGATTTACGGCATATAGTTATAATCTTGTCATTGTTGTTTGCACAATAATTAAATATAACCCATAGAAGTATATTGTATGTTTTACCAGACCTTGTACCACCTTGTTCAACTACAATCTTTTTATCTGTATTGGCTAAATGCTTATAGACAATATTAGTCTGTATCTTCGGTTTTATCAATT